CTGGTGCAGCGCTATTTGTGCTCATCAATCAACTCTCCGGTGGCGGCGCCAGTTTAGGCTCTGCTGCGGATCGGAGAGCCCTCCCAGCACAACCCGGACGCCGCAGTCGATTGCTCGACCCATTGCGGGCACGCGGCCATTCGAAACAATTTGACTCACAGATCAAAGCATGATACTATGCTCTAACGGTTGGGATTGCCATGGCATCGAAAGCAGGACCGTTCACTTTCGCCGAGTTGCAGATGGTGACTTCGCTTGGCAGAGGGGAAATCCGCGAGTGCGTCAATCGCGGGATCATTAGCGCTCCCGCCGGGGTCGGACAGGGCAACCACCGAGCCTATTCAAAGTGGAACCTGGCGGAAGGCGTGATCGCGGCGGCGTTGTTGCGCCACATCAGAGCCGGGTCGGTCGCAGATTTGATGACGAGTCTGCGCTCGCTGCTCATGGCTCGTCGTATCGATCCGGAAACCTACTGCGCTGCACCGGATCGGTTCGATTTCTACGACTTCGCAGTGCACTTTCCTCCACGCGCCAAACCGGACGATAAAGCGGATCCGGCATTGGGCGAGGACATGGGGAAGGGCGCGTTCGTGATCGCTACGGTGAGTGCAGTCAGAGAGCCGCATCGCCCGTCTTTAACGTCCGATACCGGCAAAGCGCCGTTTTGTCGGCTTCCAATCGACCTCGAAAAGGCTGTTCTGTTCGTGAACCACATGATTGAGACCAAGTTGTAGGATCCTCTATATAGTCGATAGCAGCAAAACATAATCTAGAGAAAGACTTAAGCCCCTTCAGCCATGTTACGACTGATAACATCGGCCGCTCGGCGGTCCTGAGTATCGATCAGCTCGGGTTAGAAGGGTACCGTTTTGGATGAACTGAATTCTTATTACTTAGATTTAATAGGTGATCAATGTTCTCAACACGACCAGAGCCCGCTGCGCCGTTGCGTCACTGGCCGGCCGATCAGGTCGAGCGCTGGTCCATCGAGCGGCTGAAACCCACGCGAGCAATCCGCGGCTTCACAGCGAGGCCGACCTCGGCAAAATTGCCGCATCCATCCTCAAATGGGGGTGGACGATGCCGGTGCTGGTCGACGAGCAGGGCGAGCTCATATCCGGGCATGCGCGTCTCCGTGCCGCGATCATACTGGAGCTGAAATCCATCCCGGTGATCGTCGCAAGGGGCTGGAGCGAGGACGAAAAACGCGCCTATCGCGTGGCCGACAATCAACTGGCGGCGCGGGCGAGCTGGGACCCTGAGCGGCTCCGCGACGAACTGCAGGCGCTCAAGTTCGCCGACTTCGATCTCGGCCTGATCGGCTTCGAGCCGGATCAGCTCGAAACCATCCTGGCCGATTCGGAGGCGAGCGGTCTGACGGATCCGGACAGCGTCCCGGAAGTCCCCGATCAACCGGTCACCCGGCCCGGCGACGGATGGCTGTTGGGAAAGCACCGGGTTGGCTGCGGCAACAGCACCAGCGCGGCGGATGTCGCGCCAATCCTGGCAGGATCGCAGCCTCACCTGATGATCACCGATCCGCCTTATGGGGTCGAGTACGACCCGTCGTGGCGGGCGCGCCGGAACCAGAGTGGCGGCAAGCTCGCTCGGGGCAAGGTGCTCAACGACGATCGCGCCGACTGGCATGAGGCCTATGCGCTGTTCCCCGGGGATGTCGCTTACGTATGGTACGGGGCTCTGCACGGCGATGTTGTCGCCGCCGATCTGGCCGCCTGCGGGTTGCAGCTCCGCGCCCAGATCGTCTGGGCCAAGCAGCACTTCATCTTGAGCCGCGGCCATTATCATTGGAAGCACGAATGCTGCTGGTACGCCGTGCGCGAGGGCAAGACGAGCCACTGGCAAGGCGACCGCACGCAGACGACAGTCTGGGAGATCGCCAACAACAATCCTTTCGGCAACCGGCAGCGCGAGCAGAGCTGGGGGCATGGCACCCAGAAGCCGGTCGAATGCATGCGCCGCCCGATCGCCAACAACAGCCGGCCCGGCCAGGCGATCTATGACCCGTTTCTCGGCTCCGGCACGAGCCTGATCGCGGCCGAAATGACCGGCCGCGTCTGCTACGGTGTCGAGCTCAACCCCGGTTATGTCGATGTGGTGGTGCGACGCTGGCAGGGCTTCACCGGGCGCGCCGCGATCCATCAAGCCTCCGGTCAATCGTTCGATGAGCGCGCCGCCAGCCAGCAGCGAGATCAATCAGGATCCGCCCATGGCTAGAAGAGCGTTTGTCGTGAATGCTGCGGTGCGCGACAAAGTGCGGCATTTGGCTGGGGTCGGCGTCGGTCAGGACGACATCGCCAAGATCATCGGCTGCGCGCCAAAGACGCTGCGCAAGCGGTGTCGTGATGACCTCGATCGCGGCGTGGCCGAGGCCAATGCAACGGTCTCCGGCTATTTGTTCGCCGCCGCGAAGGCGGGCAATGTCACGGCGCAGATCTTCTGGTTGAAGACGCGGGCGCATTGGCGGGAGAAGACGGCGCCGGAAGACCCAATTCTGGGCGCCGAGTCGAAGTCAGAGGTCCTCGTCCTGCCCGATAACAACCGGGATCCCGAGCTGACGCAGGTGCTGCGAGACGCCCAAGAGAAATACTTCGCCAAAAAACCGCGGCGCCAGCCGGCCGAAGTCAGGACTGGATTGGAAGGGCAACCCGTGGAGACCGACAACTCCGTCGGGACTCTCCCCGATGGCGGTCGTAACCCGCTTCCTGGCGACGAGGAACAGACGACCTCGGGGCCGGGCGTGTGACGCATGTCGTTACCGTTCACCGCAACGATCTCGGCGCAGCCCGGACCGCAGACCGAGTTTCTGCGAACCGCGGCTGACATCTGCATATACGGCGGTGCGGCAGGTGGCGGAAAAACGGTCGGACTCATCCTGGAGCCGCTACGCCACGTCGGTCGGGTCGCGAACTTTACCGCGGTATTCTTCCGGCGCACGACGCCCCAGATCACCAACCCCGGCGGGTTATGGGATGAGAGCCGAACCTTCTATCCGCGGCTCGGCGGGATCCCACACCTCGGAATGCGCGAGTGGCGCTGGCCGCGCGCCGGCAAGATCAAGTTTTCGCACCTGCAGTTCGAAACCACCGTCCACGACTGGCAGGGCGCGCAGATCACGTTGATCTGTTTCGACGAACTGACGCATTTCACGGCGCATCAGTTCTTCTACATGGTCAGCCGCAACCGCTCGACCTGCGGCGTGCGGCCTTACATCCGCGCGACGTGCAACCCCGACGCGGACAGCTGGGTCGCCGACTTCCTGGCGTGGTGGATCGACCCGGAGAGCGGGCTTCCGATCCCGGAGCGCGCCGGCGTTCTGCGCTACTACATCCGCGTCGCGGAAAAGCTTGTGTGGGCCGATAAACCCGAAGAGTTGATGCGAGACCTGCCACGGCCGGAGGATCTGCCGCCGGGCATCGACCCGCCGAGACCGATTAGCGTCACCTTCATCCCGGCGAAAGTGTTCGACAACCCCGTTCTGCTACGGGTCAACCCCGAATATTTCACTTGGCTGCTGTCGCTGCCGCTGCTCGAGCGCGAGCGGCTGCTGGGTGGCAATTGGAAGATCCGGCCGTCTGCCGGGCTCTATTTCAAGCGGGAGTGGTGTGCCGTCGTCGACGAAGTCCCGGCCGACCTCAACATCGTCCGTTATTGGGATCTCGCCGCCACCGAAAAGACCGAGTTCAACGACCCCGATTGGACGGTCGGCATCAAGCTCGGCCGCGATAAGAGCGGCGGCTACTGGCTGCTGGATATGGTGCGCGGGCGGGCCAACCCGGGCGATGTCGACCGATTGCTGCTCAATACCGCCACGCAGGACGGCAAGCGGGTCCGCATCGGATTCGGCCAGGATCCGGGGCAGGCCGGCAAGAGCCAGGCGCTTCACCTGGTGCGCGCACTCAGTGCCTTCACCGTGGTGGCGGCTCCCGAGAGCGGCGACAAGCTCACGAGGTTCGGGCCATTCAGTTCGCAGTGCCGCGCCGGCAATGTGAAGATCCGGCGAGGCTCCTGGAACGAGGAGCTGTTCCGCGTCCTCGAAGGCTTCCCCGATCTCGCTCATGACGACGAGGTCGATGCCTGCAGCGGAGCTCTGGAGATGCTCAACCCTGGAATGAAGGGCGAGGGCCACTATGAGTGGATGCGCCAGAGGGCGGAAGCGATCAAGGAGCAACACAAACCGCAACCG